AAAAGTCCTGTTAAGGGTATGAGGGCTGGCGGAGCCGTAAAAAAACCTAAACGTATGATGGGTGGCGGAGCCGTTAAGAAAACAGGCGCTAAACGTATGCGCGGTGGTGGCATGGTTAAGAAGACTGGCGTTAAGAGGTTTAGTGAGGGCGGTTCGGTAAATTTAGGTAGAGCTTCTTCTAGACATGCGGGAGAAAAAGGTATAGCGCCGGTTGATAAATATGAAACCTCCATGCTAGCTGACATGGCTAAGGTATATGTTGGTTACAAGATAGGTACGGCTATGAGTAATAAAGAAAAGAAACAAAAGAAGGGCAAAAAAGATTAAATGGCTACTTCAAGCTCAAAGGACTTTGAATTAGATGTTTCTGATTATGTAGAAGAAGCGTTCGAGCGTTGTGGTTTAGAAGTACGTACTGGGTATGATTTAAAAACAGCTAAAAGGTCTTTGAACTTAATGTTAGCCGATTGGGCTAATCGTGGGTTAAATCAATGGACGATTAACGAAACGTCTATTACTACGGCTACAGGTGTTCGAGAGTATCCTGCGGGAACTTTAACCATGACTGTAGCGGCTAGTGCTAGTTTCTCTGTTGGTGAAACCATTACAGGTGGCACCAGCAGTGCAACAGCAACTATAACAAACAAACCTTCAGCTACCAGTTTTGCTATAACCATACCTTCTGGAACGTTTTCTAATGGTGAAACCTTAACGGGTGGGACCAGTGGTGCAACTACTACATTATCCGCAGCGGTAGATTTAACTGATTTTAAGTCAACTATTGACGTTTTGTCGGTGGTAATACGTCGGGATAATACAGATTTTGCAGCCGATAGATTGAGTCGTGAAGCGTACTTAAATATACCGTCTAAATCTACAACGGGTCGTCCTTCGCAATTCTTTTTAGATCGGCAAATACAACCTGTGTTAAAAGTTTGGCCTGCGCCTGAAAACGACACGGATGTGATTATTTTTAATCGTTTAAAACGTATGGATGATGCGGACACTTTTACTAATGATTTAGAGATACCTTTTCGGTTTTACCCATGTTTAGCCGCAGGGTTAGCGTATTATTTATCTATTAAACGTGCGCCTAATAGAATCCAGGTGTTAAAAGGTATTTACGAAGAAGAGTTTGAACGCGCTATGGTTGAAGATAGGGATAGAGCTTCGTTTAACATTAAACCTAACGTAACAGGGACAGTTATCGCATGAGTAAGTTTGCGTCAGGCAAGTATGCTTTAGGCATTTCAGACCGTTCAGGGTTTGCTTATCCGTTAAACAGGATGCGAAAAGAATGGACAGGTGCTTTAGTAGGTTTTGATGAATGGGAAGCAAAAAGCCCTCAGATAGAACCTTTTCCTAAAGTAGATGACCCGCAAGCATTAAAAGATCCTAGACCGGACAGGTCTGAGGCGATGGTCGTGCATGTTGCAGCGCGAGATCCAGCAATAGAAGATTTCATACCTACCAAGGCTTCTGGAAACGTAGGTTCAGTAACGGTGACTACATCATGAGTTTTACATACGCTACTTTAAAAACGGCTATACAGGACTACACACAAAATACCGAAACTACTTTTGTTTCGCATTTAAACGATTTTATTAAAAACGCTGAAGAGCGCATATTAAAGAACATACAGCTTAGTTATTTCCGTAAAAATGTTTCGGGATCAATGACTAGTTCTAATCGTTTTTTAGCTGCACCTTCTGATTTTTTAGCTCCGTATTCTTTATCGGTAACCAGCAGTAGTGAACATGTTTTTTTAGAGTTTAAAGATCCGGATTTTATACAAACATTTAATCCAAATTCGGCTACTACAGGTACGCCGAAATATTATGCTACTTTTGACGTAGATAATTTTATTATTGGCCCTACGCCAGATGCTAACTATACCTCTGAACTGCACTATTTTTATCGTCCAGCAAGTCTAACGGCAGGAGCCGACGGAGGCACAACGTGGTTAAGTGAAAACGCTACTTTAGCGTTGTTATATGGGTGTTTGGTAGAGGCGTATACGTTTATGAAAGGCGATCCCAGCTTGATGCAAGAGTACGAAAAACGACTAGGTGAAGCGCTTTTAGCAATGAAAATGTTTGGAGAATCTAAAGAAACAACGGACGAGTATATGACAGGTAAAGTTATTAGGCCGAAACAATAATGTTTAATGTAAGTGTAGAATCAAATATTGGAACTCCTACGGTTGTAACAACCGATAACCGGGGCATGAACGCGGAAGAATGGGCAGAATTAGCCGTCAATCGAATAGTCGCTGTATCGGCGAATGCACCTCCGCAAGTTCGCGAACAAGCGTTTGCATACAAAGCGCTTATAAAAGCTTTGTTGATAGATTATTTTAAAAAAGTTGCAAAAAGCGAAAAGTCTACGGCAAAGACTATTTGGAATGAGCAAGGTTTAGAAGGTTTAATGGAATATTTCGAGGATATTTGACATGGCAATAACACAAGCAATGTGTACTAGTTTTAAGAAAGAATTACTTGAAGCTAAACACAATTTTCTTAATAGCGGCGGCAGTACGTTTAAAATAGCTTTGTATACAAGCTCGGCTTCTTTAGATGCGTCTACTACAGCATACACTACAAGTAACGAGGTAAGTGGCACTAATTACACAGCTAAAGGTAACACACTAACCCGTGTAGATCCGACTACAAGTGGCACAACTGCGTTTACTGATTTTGCTGATACAACGTGGTCGTCTAGTACGATTACTGCTCGTGGCGCATTAATTTTTAATGAAGATACTTCTGGTGATACATCTGTATTAGTGTTGAATTTTGGTTCGGATAAAAGTTCCAGTTCAGGAGACTTTACCATAGCTTTTCCTGCGGCAGATGCTAGTAACGCAATTATAAGAATTGCATAACGACAATGGCTGCGGGTTACGGGCGAGGTGGTTGGAGTAGCGGTAAGTACGGACAACCGACCTCTATAGAAGTTACGGGCGTATCTGCTACAGGTGCAGTTGGTTCCGTTACAATTACCGAAGGTTCAGGGGTATCTACTGCTGTTACTGGTTTAGCTGGCACGGGTGCGGTTGGTTCGGTCACGATTACTCAAGGCACAGGCGTTACTGTTAATGCAACAGGGGTTGTTGGCACAAGTGCGGTTGGTTCTGTTGCAGTATCTGGTGAAGGTGAAGTATCTGTAACAGGTTTAGCTGCTACGGGCGAAGTAAGTTCCGTAACCGTTGTAATACCAAAAACAGTAAATGTTACAGGCGTTGCGGCAACGGGTGCGGTTGGTTCGGTTACGGTTACAGAAGGCACCGGAATTACCGTATCTGCTACGGGGGTATCTGCTACAGGCAGTGTAGGTAGTGTTACTGTTACAGGTGATGCTGCTGTAAGTGTTACAGGCATAGCGGCTACAGGTGCCGTTGGTTCGGTTACGGTAGCTACGGGCGCTGTAATAAGCGCGGTAGGCGTTTCTGCTTTAGGTAGAATAAGCGACGTTACGGTTAATTTTGATTTTGTAGTATCGGTAACAGGCGTTTCCGCAGAAGTAGCTACTTCAGGCGCTCAGGTTTGGGGGTTAATTACACCAGACCAAACCCCTAGTTATAGCGCGATTACGCCTAGTCAGAGTCCGTCTTTTAGTGCTATTACACCTAGCCAAAGCCCATCTTTTACAGAAATAGTGCCTGGAAGTGAAGTAAATACGTTTACGGTTACGGTGGGGTCTAAAACAGGTGGTGGTAATGCTTTTTACATAGACGGGGTAGAACGTCCTGTTCTTACTCTACTAGAGGGCAGCATTTATCGTTTTGATACGTCTAGCAGCACCACGGGTTCGCATCCTTTTAGGCTATCTACTACTTCAGACGGTACACATGGTGGTGGGTCTATTTACACAGACGGTGTTACAATAGTCGGTACGCAAGGTCAATCCGGGTCGTATTTACAAATTACAGTTGCTTCTGGTGCGCCTACGTTACATTATTTTTGTACAGTGCATAGTGGTATGGGTAATCAGATAAACATAAACGCTCTTTTTACAGAAATTACGCCTAGTCAGACTCCGGACTGGCAAGACATAGCAGCATAGGAAAAATACAATGACGACTTATACAGAAAGTTTAGGCTTAGAACTACCTGATACGGGAGATCGTGCGGGTACCTGGGGCGATATGACCAACACCAATATGAAAATAATAGATCGTGGTGTAGCTGGTGTAAAAGCAATAACTTTAAGTGGTACATCGCACACTTTAACCACTACCGACGGTAATTTATCCGATGGTCAATATAAGGTTTTAGTTTTAGGCGGAAGCCCTAGTGGCACTAATACAATAGACCTAGCCCCAGATAGTCAAGATAAATTTTATTTTATCGTAAACAACAGCGGTCAATCAGTAGTCATAAACCAAGGATCAGGATCAGGGGCTACTGTAACTATACCGAACGGTGCATCAGACATAGTTTTTGCCGATGGTACGGGAGCCAATGCGGTTGTAACGAGTTTTTTAAGCAAAACGTTGCGAACGGGAAACATTATTATTCCTGATGGGGGTAACATAGGTTCTTCGTCTGATACAAATGCACTTGGTATTTCAAGTGGTGGTGTGGTATCGGTTACTGCAACCACAGCAAATACAAGTGCAACGGATGGTGCGTTAACCGTTGCTGGTGGTTTAGGGGTAGCAGCAGATGCGTCCATAGGCGATGACCTAAGACTTATATCCGACGGGGCTATTCTTTCGTTCGGTGCAGATTCAGATGTAACGTTTACTCATGTTGCCGATACAGGCGTTCTTTTGAATAGTACAATGGCTATTCAATTTAATGATGCAAGTCAATATATTAATGCTCCTTCTGATGCTATTTTAGATATTAATGCTACAGACGAAATCGAACTTAATGCTACCCTTGTAGATGTTAACGCAAACCTAGACGTGTCAGGAACATATACGGGTGCCGGTCTTATGACCACGGGTGGAAATATTGTTATACCTGATGCAGGTAATATCGGATCAGCTTCTGATACCGACGCTATTGCTATAGCTTCTGATGGAGATGTTACGGTGTCCCAAGATTTAACTGTGTCAGGTACAGCCACATTAAATGGCAATGTAGATTTAGGTAATGCCACTGGAGATACAATTACTGCAACAGGTAGATTTGATAGTGCGTTAAATCCATCTACCACTAATGCCAGGGCATTAGGAGCTAGTTCGTTACGTTGGTCGGATCTCTATGTAAATGATGTTTACATAGGCGCAGACACTAATTCTACTGGAATAATTTTTGTAGGAACTGAAAGTTCTGTTGGAGGAACTTCAAAGTGTTATTTTAAATTTTATGGGGCTGGTACAAGATATGGAATGTCCATGCGACCGAATGTAGCAGGTCACACATATTATATTTATCTTGTTAATGCTAGTAACACATTCGTTGGTGGCATCTCAATGGATTCAGATAATGCTGGCGTAACTTATGCTACGGCTTCTGACTATAGGCTAAAAGAAAATATTTCTGATATGACAGGAGCGATTGATAGAGTCAAAGCATTAAAACCTAAAAGATTTAATTTTAAGGCTGATGAAGACAAAAAAATTAAAGATGGTTTCCTGGCACACGAAGCTGCTGAAATAGTTCCTGAAGCTGTAACAGGCGAAAAAGATGCTATAAAAGATGGGGAAATCGACCCACAAGGAATTGATCAAAGTAAATTAGTTCCTCTTTTAACAGGAGCATTACAAGAAGCTCTTGCAAAAATAGAAGTATTAGAACAAAAAGTTGCAGCTTTGGAAGCAAAGTAAATGACTAGTAGTTATACCGTAAACAATGGACTCGAAAAACCTGAAGCAGGAGATCAAGAGGGTGCGTGGGGTGGCACACTTAATACTAACTTTGACATTATTGACCGGGTATTGTCTGGCGTTGGTTCTGTTTCACTATCTGGGACTACTCACACTTTAACCACTACTGACGGTACGTTAACCGATGGTATGTATCGGGTACTTCTGTTTACAGGCGCATTGGGTGCTAACAACACAGTCACTATTAGCCCTAACGACCAAGACAAACTATATTTTATAGTCAACAATACGACTGATAGTGGTAGTAGTGGGCCGTACTCTGTCATTATAAAACAGGGTACAGGAGCTACTGTTACGGTAGAAAATGGTCGAGCCGATATTGTTTATGCAGATGGCGCAGGTTCTGGTGCTGCGGTAGTTAGTCTTGGTACTGAAATAGGACAAAGAGCATTTGATTTATATACGTATACTGCAACTGCGGGGCAAACTACTTTTACGGGGTCAGATACATCAAGTAAAACTTTAGCTTATAGCGCAGGTAATTTATTTGTAACGCTAAACGGTGTGACTTTAGAAAACGGTACGGATTACACAGCTACTAATGGCACGAGTGTAGTGTTAACCGATGCTGCAACAGTAGGTGATGAGTTAAATATCTACGCCTTTAATGCGTTTTCAGTTGCAAATGTAACTACAGCTAGTGGTGATTTTAGTATTGGTGATGATCTTAGTTTTACAAGTGACGGTGCAATCATTAACATGGGTGCGGATAGTGATGTCACTATAACTCATAATGCTGACGAAGGTATCACGCTAAACAGCAAAGATATTAGTGGCGTTAGTTCCATTAATGGTGGGCAAGTTGGAGGAAGCCGCAATTTTATTTACAACGGCGATATGGCAATTTGTCAAAGAGCCACCTCGGTAGCTGATGTAGGAGGATCGTCAGGATATTTTGTGCAAGACAGATGGAGAAGTTCATCAGCAAATATGGAAGGACGTTTTACAATGTCCCAAGACACAGAAACTCCAGATGGTTTTGCGAACAGTATGAAAATTGATTGTACGACAGCAGAGACAAGTACTCCTGATGTAAATGAATATCTTTTAATCGAGCAACGCTTTGAAGGGTTAGATTTGCAATCGCTCAATAAAGGGGATGCTCAAGCAAAAGCATTAACGGTTTCCTTCTACGTGCGCTCACCTAAAACTGGAGTACACACAGTGTCTTTGTACGATGAGTCTAATTCTCGAATTATTGGCTCAACCTATACAATCGCATCGGCAGACACATGGGAGAAACACTCGGTATCATTTGCAGGAGATACTAGCGGGGCTATCCCAGACGACAGTACAGTAGGGTTGGCATTATGGTTTTGGTTGTTAGCGGGTAGCGATTATACAGGAGGCACTTTTAACACATCTTGGGCTTCTTACACAGCCGCTAATACTTGTAATAGTAGTCAAGTTAATGTGTTGGATAATACATCAAACAACTTTTACCTAACTGGAGTTCAAATGGAGCTTGGAGACACCGCGAGTATTTTCCAAAACGAGAGTTATGGCGAAAATTTAGCTCGATGCCAACGATATTATCAGATAGTTGGGTTAAACACCGCAGCAGGCAATCAATCAAACAATATGTATTACACATCTTTAGGTTTGTCTCCATCTATGAACCATGACCCTACAATCGAAGCAAGTTATGCGCATGGCTTGCTTTCGGGAAATTTTCAAACGCGAGTTACTTCCACTTTTGGTAATGGAGTGACTTTGATTGATTCAACTCCTGAATCAGTAGTTGTGCGAGGTGGGACAAGTAGTTCCTACAATTGGATAAGGGGTAATTTACATATGGAAGCAGAACTATGAAAATTATTTCAGCTAAATATGTTCATGATAGGTTAATGGAAAAAAATTGTAGTATTAATGTGGTTATTCAAGTCACAGAGGGTCAAACAAAAACAATTCATGTTCCGTTGAAAGAAAACAATAAACATTATCGTGCTATCCAAGATTGGGTAGCAGCAGGAAATACAATAGCGGAAGCAGACTAATGGTTAGTAAAGCAAGAAAAGCAGCAGCAGACGCATCGTTTCCTCAGAGAAGAAAAAACCATTTAATTAATGGGGATTTTCAAATATCTGCACGACATGGAACTAATAAAGTAATATCAACTTCAGTTCCAAATAACAGCGATGATAATTATTGTTTGCCCGATAGGTGGTTATTACTAAGCGATGGTAACGATATAGTAGACCCTCAATTAGTAGATGTTACTAGCCCAGATAATGCTAAATATAGTCTAGCATTAGAAGTAGAAACAGCAGATAAAAAGTTTGGTGTAGTACAAATAATAACAAACCAAAATTCCGTACCTATTATTGGTAATACAGTGACGTTATCTTTCCAAGCTAAAGTTAGCAACACAACAAGATTAGATGATGTTAGAGCAGCTATTGTCACATGGTCTGGTACAGCAGATGCTCCAACAAGTGACTTAGTAAACGCTTGGAATGGGGCTGATACAAACTTTTCTGTTGTAACTAATTGGACTTTAGAGAATACTCCTGCAAATTTAAGCGTAACTACAAGTTGGGCTAAATACAGTGTTACAGGAGCCTTGGATGCTAGTAGCGGTACAAATGTAGCCGTTATGATTTGGTCAAACAGCGTAGACAATGATGCTGATGATATATTATACATAGGCCAATGTCAGCTAGAATTAGGTAATGTAGCGACAGATTTTGAATTTGTGAACAGAGACAACGAAGGTCAATTGTGTCTAGCCCATTATTATGATTCCCGTAATTCTTATACATCGGGACAAGATATGTACAACGGCACAACAAAAGTTGTTACATATCAAGCCGCAGGGATAATGCAGATGTGGGGGTGGAATATTGGTGCAGCTAATCAATATAGGTGGCTAACAGAAACTAATCCTACCATGATGCATAAAACACCTACTATGACTTTATTTGACAGTGCAGGTACTTCTGGAAAAATTACTCGTTGGTCTTCTACTGGAGGAAGTGCTATTAATGGAAATGACCCTTATGGAACAGTAGTTACTGCTGCAAGGTTTCATATAAACACTTGGACTTCATTAGGGGCTACATATGGGTGGCATGCAATGGTTGTATTGGAGGCAGAATTATGACAATTACCGCAGCAAAATATGGGCGACCTTTGATGGATGAAACAAAACCACATAATGTAATTGTAACCATAGATGGTGTTGTTAAGTATGTTCCCATAGATATTGAAAACAGAGATTACAGAAAATTACAAGCATGGGTAGCACAAGGTAACACAATAGCGGATGCAGCCTAATGGAAAACACCGAAAAACTACATGAACTAACCGCTCGGCTTGAAGCTCATGTTGCACGTTGCGAAGAGCGGGATAAGACGATATTTAACCGATTAGATAACATAGAACGCAATATACGGCAGCATACCTTTGCATTATTAGGGGGTATGGGTACAGTAGTTATAACGTTGTTATTGAGATTACAGTAATGCCTTTAACCAAGTTACAGTTTAAACCCGGAATTAATAAAGAAAACACGTCGTACAGTAACGAAGGTGGCTGGCGCGATAGTGATAAAATACGGTTTCGGTTTGGTGTGCCGGAAAAAATAGGCGGTTGGCAAAAAGACACTTTTTCAACGTTTTTGGGTACGTGTCGTGCTTTAAAAGCGTGGGTTACGTTAGCTGGATCGCAACTTATAGGTGTAGGAACACATTTAAAATATTATATTAACCGTGGTGGAGAGTATAACGATATTACGCCTTTAAGGGGTTCGGCTATTGATGTAACGGACAATAAAGTTACTACAGGCGAATCCGGATCTGGCATTGTAACTATAGAAGTAGATTCTGCTCACGGTGCTGTAATTAATGATTTTGTTACTTTAGCTGGTTTAGCTGCTACAGACGGTATTACTACTGCCCAGTTAAATAAAGAACAACAAATTACAGCAATAACAGACACTAACGGCGATATTTCTAGTACGCATTTTAAAGTAGATACGGGAGGATCGGCTTCTTCCGGAGGTACCGCAGGAGGAGGAACAAGTGGAACGGCTACTTTTCAAATTAACACGGGTTTAGATAGCACGGTTTTTGGAGTTGGTTGGGGAACAGGCACCTGGGGCCGTGGTGGGTGGGATTCGGATGGTGAACGAACGCTTTCAAACATTATGCGGATATGGTCCCATGATAATTTTGGTGAGGATTTATTGATTAACCCGCGTGATGGCAGTATTTATTACTGGGACAGTAGCGCGGATACGTTAGGTAGTTCAAGAGCTACCGAGCTTAAAAACGTGTCTGGCGCAGATTCGACCACCCCGACAGTAGCTAAACAGGTAATGGTCGATCCCAACGTACACGTTATTGCTTTTGGTTGTGACCCGGAAAGTGCTATCGGAACGCAAGATCCGTTATTAATTCGATTTTCTGATCAAGGCACGGTTACTACATGGCAGTCTTTAGCGACTAATTCTGCTGGTGATTTACGTGTGACCAGTGGTTCCGAAATTGTACAAGCGGTAAAGACACGGCAACAAATTCTTGTTTTCACCGATGTTTCTTTACATACTTTGCAGTTTTTAGGGCCTCCGTTTACTTTTGGTTTAAATCTGGTATCAGAAAACATTACGATTATGGGGCCTAATGCAGCTAAATCGGTAGATGATTTTGTGTTCTGGATGGGCGCAGAGGACTTTTATGCGTATGACGGGCGTATACAAAAAGTACCTTGCACGGTGCAGTCTTATGTTTTTGATGATTTTAACCTAGAGCAAAAAGAAAAAGTATTTGCTGCGTTAAACGGTAGTTTTAACGAAGTCTGGTGGTTTTACCCGTCAGGAGATGCGACAGAAATTGATCGGTATGTTATCTATAATTATGCAGAAAAGTCGTGGGCGGTAGGCACTTTATCTCGTACTGCGTGGATAGATCGTGGTATTTTTGATTATCCGCTTGCTACAGACTCTAACGGCGTGTTGTACGAACACGAAAACGGGTTAAATGACGGCAGCACAGCCCCGTCTTCAGCCATCAACGCGCACATAGAATCCAGTCAAATAGATATTGGGGACGGCGAAAACTTTTTGTTCTTAGACCGTTTGATACCCGACATTACTTTTAACGGGTCTACCGATAGTTCGCCTGCTGCAACGTTTACTTTAAAAACCCGTAATTTTCCGGGCGGTAATTATTTACAAAGTGACGATAGTTCTGTAGAACAATCAGTAGCAGAAACGAGTACCGTAGTCGAACAATTTACGGATCAAGCGTTTGTACGGCTCAGGGGTCGTAGCTTTGCCCTAAAAGTAGCCAGTTCGCAGACGGGTATACAATGGCGTTTAGGAACGCCCAGAGTTCAAATTAGGCCCGACGGGAGAAGATAATGTCACGATTCAAGGTCCCTGCACCCTATTTTTCATTACCCCCGCAACAATACGATTCGTCTTATTTTGCGGATATTGTCCGTAGTTTTGCCGTTTTTATACACCTTGCAACTAACCCCGGTGAAGAACGTGCTACGACTATGACTATTACCAATTTACCGAATAATGATTCTGGTCTGGAACTTGGCGCTCTTTTTGAGCAAAATGGATTTGTTTTAATAACTAAAGTTAATACCCCGCATCCGGCAGGGTTAGAAGGAACCGGGGCAGTAGGCTCTGTGACCGTGACTACAGGATAAGGTTTTGATATAGTGCATACATTAAATTACAGGATTTGTCCATGAACCAAGCCGCACACTATTCAGAGGGTTTACTCGGTTTACAGCAAGTAGCGGATAAATTAGCTGAGTTTGGCCGCCACGAAGATACATATATTGTACATGCGGCTGAAGGCGAAACGGTAATCCCTACACAAGTTTTTGAATCTAACCCTTATTTAAAAGAAAGTTTGTTTCGTCAAATGCGATACATGGGCCTCGACCCAGATCGTTACATAGTAGGAAATGAACTAAATAGTATTAACCCTGTAACAGGTCAGCCTGAGTTTTTTCTTAAAAAAATATTTAAAGGTCTAAAAAAAGTTGTTAAAAAAGTAGCGCCGGTTGTTTTACCCGTAGCACTTAGCATGGTTCCTGCGTTAGGGCCTATATATGGCGGCGCGTTAGGTAGTGGTATTGGCACACTATTAAGTGGCGGCAGCGCTAAAGACGCACTAAAAAACTCTTTAATTAGTGGCGGTATTGGTGGTTTATTTTCGGGTTTACGCGGTGGTTTTACAAGAGCGCCGGGTCAAACTTTTATGTCCGGTTTTGAACAAGGGGTTAGTCGGGATATTATGGCTCCTTTCAATGCTGCCCGTGGTTTAGGAAGTGTTCCCCAAGCACAAGCGCAACAAGTGCAAGAAACTGTAACAGAAAACGCGGCTAAACTAGGGGACGCTTCTACTATTTCAGGGGATTCCTTTAGCGATCTTCGGGTTGGCGAAGCTGCTTTGGGTACACCCGATCCGAATGTTTTAACATACGAACCAACGTTCAAGCTTGGCGAAGCTGCTATGGGTACACCCGATCCGAATGTTTTATACACATCGAAGACAGAATTATTGCAACCCCAAAGTCCCGCGTTTGGCGGTCAGGGTAAGCTACCGTTTAATCTTGATTCTTCAGCTATTACCCCTGAATTTGGTGTTCAACCCGCTGTAGATGCTGCGGTTGCGCCAGTAGCGGAGGGGAGTAGGCTTGAGCGTATTGGCGACTATTTACGTCGCGGAGGTAAATCTCCCGGAGAGGTAGCTGCCGCGCAAAGCCTAGCTCGAACCAAGCAAGTCGGTCAAACGTTAGGACAATATGGTTACACGGAACTAAACCAAGCGCCGGTAGCGTTACAACGAGCGGCGATTAACGCTGGCGAAGCGGCTGCAAAAGCGGCAGGGCCGGGTTTATTACAGCGATACGGTCCTAGTTTAGCTATAGGTGCCGGGGTGCTTGGTGCGGCTGGCGCATTTAAGGAGCCGGACGAGCCAGAACAAGTAGACTTTTTTCAACAACGGTACGGGCCACAAGGCACGGTTACTGGAGCAGTAGACCAGTTCCGGTCGGTAGTTCCCGCACCATATCAACCAATTTCTTTACAAGACGTTAGAGTTCCTTCACGTTTTGCAGCAAAAGGCGGTTCTATTCAGAATTTTCCTCGTAGAACAGGGCCAATATCCGGTCCGGGAACGGGGACCTCTGACGACGTTCCTGCTATGCTGTCTGATGGTGAGTTTGTAATGACCGCTAGAGCGGTTCGTGGAGCGGGTAACGGCAGTCGTAAACAGGGTATGCAAAATATGTACAACATGATGCGTCGATTTGAAGCAGGGGCATAAATAAAATGGCAGACGAAACTATTACACAGATAACCGCTGAATCTCCAGAAATGGAGGCACGGCGTATTGCGTTACTAGATGACGTAAAAGCTGAAATAGATAAAAAACTGGGTGCTTTACCCCCAGGATATTCGGTAGCAGATTTAACGCCGGATCAGTTAAGGGCTTTTGAACTGGCTGGAGAAGGTATCGGCGCATATGAGCCGTTTATAACGGGAGGATCTGAAGCTATTGCGGCGGGAACCGGTGCGATTACTGACGCGGGTATGGGCGCATATCAAAAAGCGTCTGAATTAGTAGACCCCTCGGCTATTGCTCAATATTTTAATCCTTACGAACAACAGGTAGTAGATCAAACGCTTGCAGATTTAGCGCGACAAAGTCAAATGGCGGGTGTATCTGACCGGGCTAGAGCGGCGGGTGCTGGCGCATTTGGCGGATCTCGTATGGCTGTAGAGGAAGCAGAGAGAGCGGGTCGTTTATTTGATGCTTCTGCACGAACCGCTGGTCAACTCAGGCAACAAGGGTATACACAAGCAGCCCAGTTAGCACAAAATGCCGCACAGTTACAAGGCATGATTGGATCGGGTATCGGGTCCCTTGGAGCGCAACTAGGCGACTTGGGTATCAAGCAGGCCGGGTTAGGTGAACTGGCTTCTAATTTAGGCCGAGCAGACGTAGATACTATGCTGACAATAGGTGGCATACAGCAGGATCAGCAACAGAAAGAACTGGAAGCTAAACGTTTGACGGATACACAGAACTACTATCAGCCTTTGAATTTATACGGAACATATAGCGATATTTTATCTAAAACGCCTTCTGCTATGCAAACCACGTCCGCCGGATCAGCGCCTAACATACCGTGGTGGCAGACCGTACTTGGAACAACCGGCACGGTTGCTGGCACCGCAGCAGGACTTAACCAGTTACAACAAACTGGAGGAGGGGTCATATAATGGCTTTGGTACTTGACAGGCCGTTGTTCAGGCAACGTTTTCAGGAAGGTGGCGCAGCGCTTTCTTTTCAAAACCTTTCTCCCGAAGAAAAACAAGCGGTAGCCCGATTGGTTATGCAGGGTGTTAACCTAGAAGACGCTATTCAACAGGTGAAAGGTGTAGAAGATTCCGGGATAGGATTAGGCGAAATGGCGACAGCAGCCGGTGCTGGCGCAGGCGCGGCTGCGTTAAGCAATGCTGCGTTAATGAAAATGCAGGAACAGGCGGGACCCCGTCGGTTACCCGCACCACTGGACCCTGACGCGGGATGGGCGGACCGTGCGTCGAGAGCCTCGCAAGGTTTTGACTTTAAGGACGCAGCACGGTCCACGTTATCCAGTGCAAAAGAGGGGCTGGGTCGTTTTGCACGAACCCCTATTGGTACGGCAGGTAAAATGTTAGCTCGTGGTGCTTTCGGTATGCCGGGTGCTATTGTAGGCACGGCTGCGATGTTGATGGGCGGTCGCGATTCGGTTGAAGATGAGATGAAAAAAGAGGCTAAGGACCGCGATTTAGATGAGTTTTTTGAACGCGATCCAAGAAACTATCAGGAAGGTGGCCCTGTAGCACCGCCAATGGCCGGTATAGGCAGTATGCAACAACAAGCCGACGTACCGCCTGATTTAGTAGCAGAAATGGAACAAAGCTCTGCTAGCGAAATGCAAAAAGTAGGCTCCGAGTATGTGGGCGAAGTGATGTCGTCCATTGACGCAGCAGAAGAACCGGTAGAAATGATTAACGCGATACGGGGCAACGAACGACCGATTGAAGAAAGGTATCTAGAGCTAGCTTCTATTGTAGGTCCCGAAGATGCAGCCGCGACTCCCGAAACTGTTTTGACGCTAGTGCAGCCTACCATCATGATGACCGAACAGGGCGCTTTAGACAGCGGCATTGGGCAGATGGTGCAAGAGCTAACGCAGGGTGCGGAAATGATTAGCGAGGCAGGGGAACCTACGGACATGGGCATGGGCATGGGTAACCTGATGATGCAGGGAGCCGAGCAACCGGCTATGTTACCGCCTCCACAAAACTTTGCTATGGGCGGCGGCGTAATGGCTATTCCGCATTTAAGTGACGGGGGTGAGGCCGGACCTTTTAGCATGCTCGGAAATTTTTTTTCAAAAGCGGGAGATGTTGTTTCCGGGATTATACCCCAAGGAATAGCTCGTATGGGTGGACCGGACCTTGACAGCACGGGAGATATTACAAAGGAAACGGAAGATTTACTTGAACGAGTTAGGGAAAATGAAAAAATAAAACCCTCACGTTTTCGGAACGTTGGAGATACCTCTTCTACAAAAGTAAAATTGCCGGGAAATTTACGAGAAGATTTTGGTAGCCAAAATTTAAGACCTTTTTCCAGTGCTATAAACCTACAAGATATAAACAGTGCAAGGGTGCCAGATGTACCCGATAACCTCTTTGGTACTCCGTATACTTCTGACATAGCCGCTCCAGATTCTCTTGGGCCGGTAACGTTTAAAGGGGATGCCGTAGGCATGTTAGATAGAGATTACGGAAAGGAAGGTGCGTTACGTGAATCCTTAGCACAAAGACGTGATTTATATCGTGACATATTAGGTCCTACAGAAAGTCAACAAGGGTACGAAAAAGCACAAACTTATTTTGATCTGGCTGAAGCCGCAGCTAACTTTGCCGCAGGCCGTGACGCGAGTGGTAGGGATGTACGTGGCTTGTCTCCCGCAGCACAGGCTGCGGCGGCATTTTCAGGCGTACCGGGTCGCATCAGCGAACGGTTAGCTGAAGAACGTAAAGCACAACGGGCTATAGATTTAGCGGCTTTAGAGTCCGCAGAAAAAGAAGAAACGGCTCGAAGAAGTCAAACAGGGCGTGAAAGGATAACGGCTGCTGGCATACAAACGCAAGAAGATTTAGCCCAATTTAAAGCTAATTTTGAACGCCAAGAGGGCGAATCTTTAAGAGATTTTAAAGCTAGAATTTTAAATCAAGATAAAGAACTAAAAACAAACTTACAGGACGGTCGAATTGCAGCTAGAATGCAAGAACTGGGGTATAGCGCTGCCCTTGAAGACATTTCATATAACAACAAGGTACTTTTAGACAATATAGCTAAGGCAGAACAAGCGGCGTATGGCTTAGATATTAACCTAAACCAAGCAGGCGCTCGTGCTAAAATAGAAAAAGGTTTTGTAGACGCACAACTTGATCAAACAAGAAAACTTGAAAATACGCGAAACAAGATTAGACAAGAAATTGCTAAAACCGAAACTCGAACAAAATACGATATAGCTAATTTAGACGCAACGCTTACAAGCCAACAGACAGAATCACGGGTTTTAGGTCAGGCGTGGCAAAACGCTTTTAATCAAGAAAAATTTGAAGAAATTTTAAAAGATAATAAAAGAGATAGAAAAAATTTAATTCGTTTAGCAGAATTAGAGTATCAGAATGACGTGTCTCTAATAGGCTTAAAAGGCGAATTAGCTAAGGAACGGGATTTGTTACGCTATAGTTTTCAAAGTAAAATGAACGCTGAAGAGTGGAATAGAATAGATAGGGAGTTCTTTGCTACAAGAAATCAATGGGCGGCTGAGTTTGGCCTAAAAGAAGATTTATTAGACCTCCAGAAAATGAATGAACGTTTGACAGGATTAACCTTGTTAGACGAGTTGACACGCGGCAGAAGCGCGTATAGTGATGTTGGTGGCGTAGCAGGGGCTGACCTCAGAATGGTTTCCGACCCCGATTTATTACGACGGTATGCTGCAGGTAAC